AGAAAGGGTAGCAACTCCGGATGGGATGACATTAGCTTCGAGTATATCGGCGTTAGTGATCGATGCTGAAAAGGTATATTGTCCAAGATTGTCTGCCAAGACAGTTCGTGTTCCGTTGTATGGGCTTCCACATCCTGTGATGACAACTGATTGTCCTTCGGTAAATTCATGAATTCCTAATGTAGTAAATGTAGCAACATTGTCTGACAATGAGGTTGCTTGAATTGGTGCTTTGAATGAAACAAGCATTGGTAGAATAACAGTTTCTGCTGTGTCAATAATTTGGTTTAAGTAAGTATCGTCATACAAGGCAGATGACACACCAAGAACAGATCTCAACTGTGTGGCTGTGATAATGCTTGGCATGTCATCTCCTTTAGGTCTCCCATTATTAGCTGCCTACCAGCGGGAGCACCAGTAGGCATTAAGTTGGGCTAAATTAGTTCTTGTTGAACCAAACTGCTCCACCAGCAAGTTTTACTGCTAGTGCGCCGTAGCCGTAGTAAGCAACAGATACTTGACCGGTTGCTGTAATGTCTGAACGAAGTTGTAAGCGTGGGCTCTCATACCATGTAAAAGCATCTGGATTTACAACGATCATTGACTGATCTCCGGTTGTATAGCCATCAAGTGAACGAGAAACATAAAGATCCAAGCCAGCAACATTTCCACGAAGTGATTGTGGAGAAACTGCTCCACCTGCGTTTTGTGGTTGTGATGCGTTGTAAATTGGGCGACCGCTGTCGTTGTAGCCCATAATGTTGCCCCATTGAGTGCTGTTCACAATTAAGTTGCGAGCAAATCCAAGTGAGCCTGAATAAACTGATGCAGCAGCAGCAGAAACATAGGAAAGAATTCCAGCAGCTGTGTTATCAGCTGTTGCTGTTGCTAGAGCGCAAGATGAACCAAGAACTGATGCAGCATAAGCATCTGTGGTTTTTGCATAAGCAAATTCCATTTGACGAACTAACTCATCAAAGAATGCTGGAGATGAACGATCAAGAAGTTCAACTGAAAATGTTTGTCCGCCAGCAAACTTCTTTACATCAACAGATACGAAAGATGAAGCCATATCGGTTGTGTCGATTGTTGCTGCTTCTGCCTCAAGAGTTGTTGTTGGAGCAGTTGTGATTTTAGGAATTTCAAAAGTCATTCCTGATGCTGGCAATACGCCACGAGATAATGCATCAATTAAACCACGATCAGCATTTGCAATGCCGTTAATGATTTCAGTTGATTGTGGAGTTGGAATTAAGCCAGAGTTGTTGCTGGTTGTATCAGCAGCCATTACATACTGACGACTTTCCTCTGAACCTAGAGCAGCGCGAACTGAATGCTCCAAGTATGTTGCCTTTGAATTGATTGGTGAGCGTGGCTTTGTGTATGCAACAGATTGTGCTGCTACTACTGCCACAGGCTCAGACTTTGCAGCTTCTACCGCTTCGGTTGCGATAGGAGCCTCAGATGTAATATCTGACACTTTGTCCTCCTGTGTTGTTTGATCCTCAGCGGTTGCTTCGGAATTCTCTGGTGTATTTGTTGCAACTACTTTTTCAACTTTCGCTGAAGCAATTGCTGGATCAGACACCAAACTGACTTCATGTAATGAACTCTTTGAGATAACCATTGCTCCGTCTTTGTTATCCCATGCATCAACCATTACGCCAACAGAAAATCCGTCCCTTAGTCCAGTAGCGGCCTCTTCCAAAGCGTCATCCGCAGCGAAAGTTTTTGCGAGCTTAAAGGTACCTTCTAAACCTTGATCGTTTGCAGTAATGTCAATTAACTTACCAAGTGGGCGTGTTTTGTCATGCTCTAGTAGCAATTTGACAGGCTTTGAGAAATCAATGCTGTCTTTTGCAAATACTGTTTTGCCGGCTGATGTATTTCCAGCCTCATTCCAAGAAACAATAGTTCCTGAGATTGTTCGCTTGTTTGTATCGGCAGCGGTTATGGTAATTGGGAAATTAATCTTCATCGGATTAAGTCCTCCTCCTCTTGGATTTGCTCAACGCTCATTGCGCCAATGCGGTTTAGGATTTCATAAACTTGAGCACGCTCTAATGCTGAACCTCTCAAGAAATCATCAATGTCAAATCGAACTTCAACGCCATTTGGAACAAAATCAGCGGCAGATAATCTTTGCTCAATTGGCGTGATGATATTTCTCAAACTGAAATCAATAAGTGCTTTTCTTTCCATAACTGTGGTGCTGTATGTCATGCTGGTAGTTTCAGCAGATAAGAATGATGCTGGAATGCCAACTGCTCGTGCAATTTCAGTTGCTAGATATTGGCGTGCTTCATTTAATTGTAATTTTTGCGGATCAAAGCCAAGAGCGTTTAATTCAACATCAGCATTTAAGAATGCAGTTGCTCTTGTGTTTCTAGCAACCTTCCATGACTCAAGAAGTTTTGTAATTCGCTCTGGAGTAAGGTTTGTGCCATTTGATTTCAACACCATTGTTGGAACTGGCTCTTTTGCGTATAGTTCGGCAGCCTTTTCCAATTCTTGTGCAGCTCTAATTGTGCGACCGGCACGATTAAGCACACCTTCATCTAATCCGCTAAATACAATTAAAGATCCGATGCCTGATGCTGGAACAATCATTCCATCAACCATGTATTGAGTAATCTCAGTTTGATTTGCGTTTAAGTTATAACTAACTCGATTTGGTGCAACTCTTGTCCATGCTCTTACCCGACTATTATCAGATGCAGCATAAGAATCTAAAACTTGTCCATAAGCAACGCCATGAAATAATAAATCTTCAGCGATCCATGCATATATGGCTGATCCTGCAACTCTTGGATCTGGTTGCATAATTACTCTGTTTGGATCTAAATGCTCTTTTGTAAAATGATTATAAGTTTCTAAAGGTAGCGAACCAATTGTGCTACAAATTATATTTCTTGCTCTTGCAACAGATGGCACAGACATTGCTTGTTCACGAGTTGCTGTTTGTGCGCCATAAAATAATCCGCCAACAGCTGATTGTAAATTGTAAGGCGTATTAGCAGCAGCCACATCGACTGTTGGTGTAATTGCGGTATTTGTAATAAATCTATCGAAAATTCCCATTAGCACATAATATACCATAAATGCAATTTATCCGACTTGTATATCTATTTCCGTTTCTGCCTGTGTCGCAAAATAAGTTGCAAGACTAGATGCCACCGCTGCACATACGGCGACACGACTAGCCCTCCTTCCGATGATCCATGACCCATCCCCATAGGGCAGTTTCGCAGCGGAAAGCGTTTGTTGGGTCAGTTCATCCTGCCCACCATGTTGTAATCGATGACTATTGATCGCCCCCAACCATCGATCGCAACTTTCAGCATATATCGCCCCATCCATATCTGTAATGGGAATTCCAGCAGGAACTAACCGACTTGCGACGGCTTGTGCAGTCCTTTTGGAATAAGCGACAGTCTGAACATTATATTTTCTTACATAAGGTGCAATATCGTTTGCAACCGCTAAATCGTTAATTGAATAATCATTTGACCATGTATGCAATAAAACTAAATTAAACTTTTCTCCTGGTAATTTTTGAGTAGCAACTAATGCGCCAAACTTACGATCTGGTGATAAATCTAAACCAAACCAAGTTTCTTTTTCAGGATTTAATGGTATTGGATCGGTCTGACATAATGACCATTTTTGTGCATCAATGGCAGAATTGATTGTATCTACCCATTGACATAAAACTTCAGTTCGCACAATATCCGGTGGATCGTTAATAACAGCTTTTAAGTTATCAGGATGGATTAAATGTCCCAACGATGGATTGGCTTGAGCAAAAGCACCCCAATTGATGTCGCCTGACGGAAAGGAAATCGGCGCATCTGGTTCGGCACTCCACTCAAACCAACCTATCGTGTCGCTGGGGTTCGAGCCCGTAGCTAAAGCCCGTTCCCTAAGTTTGTTTAAGATAACAGAATGTTGATCACCAGCGTTTGAATAAATCCATACTTGCGGGTTTTGTGCAGCCATCATGGTGTATCGCATTGATGACCATGCATCCTCATCTTTATATTCTCTTAACTCATCAAGATGAATTGTAGATGGCTTTGAAATACCACGGGAAGCATTATTAGCAGCTTTGACAACAAACCGCCTACCGCCTTTAAGTTCCATTTCCTCAGCACCATGTTGCCATCTAATCTTTTTTACCTCAGCAGCTAGTTTGTCATTCTCCTCAATGATTCCAACCATCTGCCTAAATGTTTCAAGTGAGGTTGTAAGTCGGTGCGCGGATGACAGCTGTAAGTTTTCTCCCCAGACATACATGCCACAAAGGATACGAAGCATCATAAAAGTTGATTTGCCATTTTGCCTAGCAATCAATAACCCAGCCTCGGTGTGATGCCAGCGACCATCCGGTTTAATCTTATGACCATGAATTGCCACAAACTTCTGCCATTCAAGCAACGGCATACCAATCTCAGCTGCAAACTCAATCATTTCATGCCCTTTTGATGGTAAATCATTCAATGGACTATGAATTCGTGGTGTTTGCACACCTCCTAAATTCGATTGAGTCTGATCAAATCCGATCGTTTCAGAATTAGTCATGACGGGTTTGATTGTGTCGGTTCATGCCCAATTGAGGTGTTTTGTGGGTTAGAAAAGGAACG